GGTAAAAAACAGGAAACCTTTAATACAGGAAATAAAGGAATATTTTGTAATAGAGAATGTAGATACGACTTTAATAGAAAAGATACTTGGGAAAATGCTGGAAGGTATAAGCACAAGGGATACATCATGCTCCGAAGAAATGTTGGGCGAAAGTATGAGCACAAATTTGAACATGTTTATCTCTGGGAACGAGAGCATGGAGAAATACAAAAAGGTTTTGAAATACACCATATCAATGGCATTCGAGACGATAATAGATTGGAAAATCTGCAATGTGTGTCAAAATCGGTTCATAGAAGTTTTACTCACCAAGATCATAAGTGGTATTCAGGCACAAAAACAGGGAAGATTTCCGAGTAATCTAATTTTGGATTCGGAAGCCGGTAGGCTGCTAGACGAGCAGACAGGAACTTTAACGAGTGGTGCTTTAAAAGAAGGAAGCGACCAAGGTAAAGATATCCATGGTGTTTATGGAATCTATAAAGGATTCAAATGTAAAGAACATAAGACTAATAGTGGTGGCGCGTCACGCTTTTTTTATTGTGCTAAAACTTCAAAGAGCGAACGTAATGCTGGATGTGAGGAATTGGAGGAAAAAAATAAACCATTAATGGGGGAATTTAAAAATAACCCAGGAAGGAAAATATCAAAGTCTTCTCCAACACCTAGAAGTAACTTTCACCCAACAGTCAAACCACTAAAACTGATGGAATATCTAATCAAGCTAGTGATGCCACCTAAGGACGGTATACTTCTAGATCCTTTTGCAGGCTCAGGATCAACGATAGTGGCAGCGACTAAATTAGGCTATGATGCAATAGGGATCGAGTTGGAAGAAGAATACTGCAAGATAGCAGAAGCTCGCATAAATAATATAATTAAGGAGATAGGGTGAGCAAAAAAGAAGATAAAATAATGAATTATATTGTTGAGGAATCAGGTAAGTTTGGGAAGCTTTTAGTCAATAATATAGAAAAGCTCGATATTGACCAAGTTGATAAATATAGCTTTTTCAATACAGTTATATGCACAATTATATTTGAAAATTTCAATAATATAGAAAATGGACGTGGAATAGAAGAAGAACTATCACTTATAACATCTTTCAGGAAAGAGCTTGAAACTCTTGTCAGAAAGAAATACCTTTAATAGGGGACACAGTGAAAGAAAAGATAAAAAAAGAAGATCTTAAACTACTCACCGATAAAAAGTGGAGGATGAATAACCTCTATAGAATTGTTGACAAACAGGGTGATTCAATTCCCTTTAGCCTTAACTATGTTCAAGAGCAAGTACTAGATGGGTTGCATAATAGGACAATAATTTTGAAAGCTAGGCAACTCGGGATGAGCACGTTCTCTGTTTTATACATGCTTGATGAGACAATATTTAATGACAATTTTTCGGCTGGTATCGTGTCTTATAGTTTGGAACATGCGCAACACATCTTTAAGCGTATCTTAGGACACGCACTAGACAATCTAATGCCTCTAGCAAAAGAACTAGTTGGGGTCAAACAAAGATCAGCTAGGGAGATAAGTTTTAATAATGGATCGTTTCTTAGAGTAGACACAACGCTTAGGGGTGGAGCTTACCAATCTGTACTTGTATCCGAGTTTGGTAAAACATGTGCTAGGAATCCGTTAAAGGCTGATGAGGTTATGACTGGTACGCTACAAACTGTTCCGATAGATGGACAAGTTATTATAGAAAGTACAGGTGAGGGTTCGGAGTCATATTTTTATGATATGTGTACAATAGCAGCTCAAAGAGGAAATGAAAACCTATCTTCTCTTGAGTACAAACTCTTCTTTTTTCCTTGGTGGGTAGAAAATCGATATTCTATATAAAAGAAGTATAGCTTGTATTCTAAATATATACAATATTAGCTAAACTTATGGATATAAGGTAATAAAAGATGAATAACATAACTATTTCATACGAACAAGACCAATATTTTAATAAATTAGAGAAATCTGAGAAGATTAAGCTTACAATAGGTCAAAGGCGGTGGTATTGCCACCAACAAAGTATACTTGGCGACAAGTTAAAGCAAGAGTTCCCTAGCACCATTTCCGAGGCTTTTTTAAGCAGTTCTGACGCTTATTATTTCCAACAGTGCATAGAGAGCGCGTATAACGACAAGAGATGCTTAAGGACGCCTTTATACGACGCCTTAGAGCCTGTTTATATGGCCATGGACATAGGAGTGAACGATCTAACTGTAATGACGTTCTTTCAGGTAGTACACGGTGAGATAAGAGTAATTGACTATTACGAGGACAACAATAAGGGCGTAGATTTTTACGCTAATTTCTTACTTCAAAGCAAACGCTATGTTTATAACACAATCTTTCTTCCTCATGATGCTGCCAGACGTGATGGGATAGTGGTAGAAAACACATATGAGAGGGACTTTAATAGGCTCTTTAGTCATACGAATACTAGGTTTATTGTACTCAAGAGAACAGATAAGAATCTCAACATTTCAAATACTAAGATTAAGATGACTAGGTGCGTATTTGCGATTAATAAGGTAAAGCCTTTGTTAGATCAAATATGTAAGTATCGTAAAAAGTGGTCGGAACAATATGGCAAATACCTAGACGAGCCATATCATAACGTAGCTTCTAACTATGCGGATTCATTTATATATGCCATGCAAGCTGTTTCGCATATTGAAAGAGCAGGCGACATGTCAGGGGCATATGAGCAACATAAGCAAGCAGTTGATAACAGAAGGTATTATATTTAATCTTCCCACAAGCCTAAGTCAGTCATTCTTTCATAGATTCTTCTTTCTTCTACACAAAACATTTTTGCTAAAGTTTTAATATCTTCATCGGCTTGACAATCTAAAAATAACTCATCTTTTTCTTTTTCTATATCTAGTCGCCTTTTTATATTCATAGTCTCCTTTGTGGGTTTTAACTACTGTTATAACTTTTCACTATTAAACTAATATAAATCAAATATTAAGTATAATTATAGATTGACAATTTAGCATATTAACACTACTTTTATTTTAACGTTAAATAGCTAAAGTTAAAGTCAATATGTCCAACGATAGAGATTTACTTTCAGAGTTCCAAGAAAATTACAGATACGCCCAAGATTATTGGAATCCATTTATAAAGGATGCACAGGTGTATACCTTGGCTGCTTCTGGCAGTACGTGGAGCAACAGCGAATTAAAGGCACTCCAGAAAGAGGGGCGAGAGCCATTAGAGCTAAATATAATGAGAAGACCTATTCAGTTCTTTTCAGGGTATTTAAGAGATAACCTTAATAGCATTGTCTATTCACCAGTTGAAGGAAGCGACCAAAAAACATCAGATCAGTTTACAGAGCTTTCATATTATACGTGGGATAAGGGAAGCGGTTATAGTACGTTTCTTGATGCAGCAGATGAGTCGTATAAATCTGGCATGTCACTCTGTGGCTTACGAATGGACTATTCAAAAGACTTTATTAATGGGGACGCATCTTTTTTCAAGCGTACCTATAACTCATTCTTTCTTGATCCAACATTTGAGAGGATTGACCTAAAAGACTGTGCATTTGCTATTACTAGGGACATTCTTGATAGAAGTTTAATAAATAGACTACTTCCATTTTTAGACGCTGAGCAAGTAGAAGATATTCAATCATCATTTAGAGACGATAAGTTTTTATCATATCACCCTAATTTTACGGTTTTAAGTAGAAACAGAAATTTGATAGCTTACGATCAATATTATAAGAGAATATCTAAGAAAAGGAAGTTTTTAGTAGATAGGGAAAGTTCATATTATCGAGACATAACCGATTTACCTAGAGAAGAGATAAAGACATTAGAAAACGGTATATTTAGGATACGAAAACTCCACGAAGAAGCTGATATGTTAGGGATTGAGAAAAGAGACTTACCTAATATGACAGATATTATGACGGTTGATAGGGACTTTGTTGAGCTTAACATAATGCTTAATGGCCAGCCAGTCTATACGGGCGAAGACAAAACAGGAATCGTTGAAACTTATCCATTTGTACCTCTTATATGCTATATGGAGCCGAGTATTTGGGAGCCTTCACAAAGGATACAGGGTTTAGCGTCAACTTTATATTCTGCACAGCGACAATTCAACAAACGTCATATGAAAATAGTCGATATGATGGATAGCGACATATCAACAGGCTATAAATATCTTATAGGATCTGTAAAAGACGTAACGGATCTTCAGCAAACAGGTCAAAACAAACTTATTGGTATTGATCCTGATCCTACTAAGTCTCCTCAAGGTTTAGATTCTGTCCAAGAATTAAAAGGCGGAAGCACTAACCCAGCTCTTATTGAATATCAGAATATTTTAGATCAATTGACACTTACATTAGCTAACGTGAATGAATCTGTTCTAGGTATTGATGACAAAGGCAACACGCAGGTTTCTGGAAGATTAGCACAGGTGCGTATTGGTCAAGGTTTACGCTCTAATAGAAAGATATTTGATAACATAGAAACATCACAACAAGTATTAGGTAGCTTAGTTCTCAAAGTGATTCAAGCTAATTATACTCCTGGTAAAGTTAAGAGAATATTAGGAGAAGAGCCTACCCAACAGTTTTATGACAAAGAATTTGAGCAATACGACGCAGTAGTTAAAGAGGGAGTGAGATCACAATCTCAGAAAGACGCTTACTATTATGAGCTAGTAAATCTTAAGCGTGAAGGCATTGTGGACGTACCCCAATCAGAAATAGTCAAGTCACTTCAAATGGTAGGCATGAGCGATCTAGAAAAAGCTATTCAGCAGCAAGAAGAACAACAGCAACAACAGCAACAAGAAACTCAAAGAAAACAAGATGCGTTAGTAGAAGCGACAATGGAAGAAAAGAAAGCCTTGGCACATGAGCGCGAGACTAGAAGTATGTCTAATATTGGACTTTCTGAGGAAAGGAGATCAGAGTCGATACAAAATTTTGCCCAAGCAGAACTAGATAAAGCAAAAGCAATAGTTGAAATTTCGAAACTACACGAAGATAGATTAGTTCAAGCATTAGAATTGGTTAATCAAATTCATATGCAAGAGAAAGAGCAAGAACAGCAAGCAGAAGCTAAGATGGCAGCGGAAGTTAGCGCTTTATCACCTGAGCAACCGCAAAATCAACAGACTCAAGCCATTTCTTCGACAAATACGCCTTCACAGGAGGTTTCCCAGTGATTTTGAAAATGTCCAAGCTTTGTGCAAGCGAAATGTTATGTCTAGGAGCTAAATATAGTAGTCAATTGAATCATAAAAACAACAACAAACAAAAGGAGTGTTTATGAAAAAAACATCTATGACCAGTCCAGTTGGGGTTTATTCACATAAATCAAACCCAATGGCACAGCCTAGTCGCACAAGTAGCGCCATAGGACCTTCATCTAACCCAGATGCAATGAAAGCCAACAAGCTTTTACAACAAGCCTACACAGAGAAAGAATCTCTACGTGGCAAGAGTGGAATGTAATTAATAATGTCAACACGAATGGTAAGAGACCCAGTAAGTAATCTAATTCTTCCTAGTAGTTTTATCGATGAAAAAACATCGCTTAAAATAATTATTAATAAAACTATTGAGGATGTAGTTAGATCACATGGGCATATAAAAGGAACATATTTCCTTACGTTCCATGCAAAGTTTGACGCTTTTGACTCATCAACATTTAAAATTAGTGAGCCAAAACTAACTAAAAAGCTTCCTCCGTTTGTAAGCAATAGCATGGTCTATTGGGTATGTAATAAACGAGGGATTAAAGAGCTTCTATGGATAGTTCCACCTAAGAAAAAAGGTGAGAAGCTACGAATAGAGTTTAACAAAGAAGGTGTCGCCTACCTACAGACAAAAGGCGTAATGCCATCGTGACAGGCTGTGTCACGCTTAAAACGGGAGAATATAAAACATGGATACAGAGACCGTTGCTGTACCTGAGAAAGAAACGCCAACAGAGGCGGTGCAACCAGAAGCTCAACCAGAAGTAGTTGAGAATACGGAAGCACAACAAGAGCCTGTTAAGGAACAGAATGTTCCACTTGCTGCGCTCCAAAAGGAGAGGAGAAAGAGACAGGATGTTGAAGCAGAATTAAGAATGTTTAGAGAGCATCAATTAAAACAGATGCAGGAGCCTAAAGCTCAGGAAGAAGACGATAGCCAGTATGATCCAGTAACTAAGGCGGACCTTGTTAAGCATAAAAGCTCAAATGATAAGAGATGTTGAGGCTAATACAAGAGCTGACAAAGAAAGAGAGTGGATGGCTGATAATCCTGACAAGGCTGAAATTATAAATGAAGAATTAACTAACTTTTTAAAAAAGAAACCTAACCTAGCGCCAGCAATAGAAGCCTCCAAAAACAGATATGAGGAGGCGTGGTATTTAATGGATAAACTTAGTCCAAAACCAAAAACAGTTGTGAGCCAGAAGCAAGCCGAAAAAACAGTAGCACCGAATTCACCTTCTGGTGTTCCAAAAGCGGCAGCAATGAATCAAACTGTTGATGTAATGACCATGAGTGAATCAGATTTTGCGACATGGAGGGCATCTAAGCGTAGTCGTAGGTAAGGTTTCCTAAAAGGAGATATTATGGGTGTAACAACAACCACACAATACGGTTCTATGGCCGATTTATGGGCACATAGAGCACTATTAGTAAGACCAAAAGATAAACTTGTTCACAATCTATTTGGTAGAGCATTTACCTTACCTCAAAAAAACACAGATACAATGGCGTTTAGAAGACAAGAGAATCTTAATTCTGATCCTGTTGTATTATCTGAAGATGCTGATCCAGCACCAGACACAATAAACAAATTTGATATCAACGTAACAGTCCAAGAGTTTGGTAAAGTAATACTTTTATCAAGAAAAGTTCTGTTAGTAGTTGAAGATGACACAGCAAACGAAACTGCTGATAATCTTTCTCAATGCATGCACACTATGCTGGACAAAGTTACGAGAGATGTTTGGGATGCTTCAGTGCCTCAAATTTCTTGTCTAAACGGAACCAACGGAAATGCCATAACGGAGGTTAGCCAGCTTGATATTGAAAGAGCTATTTCATATTTAGATGAGAATAACACCAAAAAAGTGACACCTACAATACCAGGGTCTTCTCAGTTCGGTACAGGCCCTATTGAGCCATCTTTTTGGGCAACAACTCACGTAAAAATCAAACCAGACGTTAGACGACTAAATTCATTTGTTCCAACATCACAATATGGTTCACAAATGAATATATTGCAGTCTGAATTTGGCTCAACTGATGAAACAAGATGGGTAGATTCTACTATCGTTAAGTTTTCAACAGATGCAACACCTGTATATAACAATACTTTTGTTGGTGCTGATGCGTTTGGATACGTTGGCCTTGATGAGGTATCTACTGAAATGATCTTAAAACCACTAGGTTTCAATGATTATTTAAACCGATTTCAATCAATGGGTTTCACTGCTTATTTTAACGCAGCAATTCTTGATGATTCACACATCGTAACATTGCTTTCAACAAAAGCGTAACATAAGGAGGATGAAATTATGTCAGACTTATTTGAAGGTCAAACAATGACCGAAGGATTTAAACTAATCTCAGGTGGAGCAGCCTATACATTAACACTAGGTTTTGATGCTGATATTGTAGAAGTTTATAATCTAACAACTTGGACAAGCACAGCAGCAGGAATAGCTCATTCTATGTGGTTTAAAGATCAAACTACTGCTGCTTATTCATATAAAGAACAAGTAATAACTGCTGATGGTGGTGCAGCTTATAACTTTGTTCAAGGCACAACTAATGGTTTCACATCAGCTAATACTAGCGGTGGAGTTACTGAATATCGCACAGCGATCACAGGTGTATCACAAGCTGATCCTTGCGTCGTGACTGCGGTAGGTCATGGCCTTTCTACTGGCATGTAAGTGCGTATCACTGATTTGGGGGCTTCTATGCCAACAGATCGTGGAATGGATCAATTGAACGATAATAGATATGCTATAACAGTCTTGACAGATGATACATTCTCGCTTCAAGACCCTATTAGTGGCGAAGATATTGATTCTACAGCCTATGTAGCATATGTATCAAATGGAAGTGTGATTGGTATTACTCGTACTTTAGATATGAGCAGTGCGTTTGTATATGACCCTATTACTTATAAACTTACACTAGGAACAGATGTGATTGGAGCGGATTCAGACGTTTTGTTTATTAAGTGTATTAAACTAGGGCAAGTAACAGAGCTTGGCGATATTGGCTAATAATAAATAATAATGGGCTTCTGTAGAAGGAAGCCCACTATAAACAACAAAACAAAAGGAAAAAAGATGGCTAACCAACAAAAATTAGAACAGCCCGCTAAGATGGACAAAGTAATAAAAGAGGCTACTAAGAAAGAAGAGGTGGCAATAGAAGATATGCCCCTTAACAATTTAACTGATTATATTAGATATAACAGAAGAGCTACGAAGTTAAACTATGAGCTAGCTAAGAATAATGAACTAGGTAAGAGGAAGCCGACATATAAAATTAAACCATGTCCAATTGAGCTTCACCCTACAGAAACGATTATATTTAATAGAAACGATCAACCTACAAATAGTCTACCTGTTTTCTTATCAAATGATATGATTGATTTTAAGATGACGTTAGAGCCAGGCAAAAAATATACCTTACCTAGATGCATAGTAACATATTTATCGAAGAAGGGTACACCTATATGGAAATGGTTTGATAAACCAGATGGATCAAGAGAGACTAGGATAGCCTCTATGACTCCACGGTTTGCTTTACGAACAATATATGAGGATTAATTATGGCACAGTTTGTTTCAGATTGTTTAAGGATAATGCGTTTAGCTATAGGCAGGCGTAATGAAAACGATCCATACTCTAATGATACTACTTTAAGACGGTATATAAATAACTTTGTAACTCTAACTATGTCAGATGATGTGAAGTTATTTGAACAGTATGGAACATTAGAATTTGCAATTGATGAAACAAACACAACAGGTGTTTATACCTTCAATGATTTAGGAGCAGATTTTAATTTTGTGAATATATCTCTTGAAGGTTTTATAACATTAGCTGATCCGCCTGCTGAATCTACCTCTTGGAATAGACTAGAGATATATCAAGATCCAGCTAGATTTTATGGGTATTGGGGTATTGATAATACTGGTTTATTGACACCTGGTTATCCTACAGACATGCTTTATTATGGAACTGAGTTTGTCTTTAGGACAATTCCTGATAAGGAATATACCGTAACGATATACGGATATAAAGAATATGCGGGGTTTGGTGATGATGGCAACCCCGCACTTCCGTTTGATTATTGGATGCGTTATATAGCTTATGGAGCAGCGTTAAATTATGCTAGAGACTACAGGTTTGAAGCTGCTGCTTTAAACCAGTTAAAAACTGAATTTGCTCATGAGAGGGTTTCAGTTTTAACTAGGACGCATAACCAAGTGAAACTAAATAGGGGAGCTCCCTCATTCTAGGTAAATATATGAAAATGAGACATAATCAAAGGAGATAAATTATGCCATGGAATTCGACTGCCCCTGACGGCACAAAATCAGTAAAAGAGAATGAAACTATTATTCAGGCTAATACAACATATACAGAGACAGAATTGAACATAGATCATTTTTGGAGCATAGGAGCAGATGAAGATGGTCACCACAAATACGCTCAGATGCCTAAATATACGGACGGAGCCGTAGCAACGCCTACAAGCCCTACGTTAGACGCAGGCATGGATTTAGCGTACTTCTCAAGGCTTAAAACGGCAACAGAGGCAACAGCTTCTCAAGACGTTCAACCTTATGCAAGAAATGCAAGTGATATTATGCAGATATTAGGTATAAGGTCATGTGGGGTGATTGATGTGACAGCAGGAGTAGCATCTATAAAATATAAGCATAATATTTCTACTGTGACGTATACAGCTACTGGCAAATTTAAGATTACTTTTGAAGTTGCTTTTCCGATGCCTTCTATTAATTATCTATTGCTAGGTGGAGCAATGCGGAATATTGCTGATGCTACTAAAAACATTTTCTTTGTTCCTGATTCAGGTACAACTATTATAAGCAAGAAAAAGACTACTGAATGTTCATTTCATACTGTAGCAACGGATGGTTCGTTATTAGAGCCTTTGCAAGTATGGTTTGTATGTTTTGGAGGATAGATGGACATTTATGAAATAACTGGATTTAAGTCAGGGTTAGAAAACTCTGGAGTTAATTTTTTAGACCCAGCCGATGCTTTTGAAGAGATTAAAAACGGTTTCATCTACAGGCAAGAGTTAAAATCTAGAATGGGTTTTGTTCAGTTTGGAAATAGATTAGGAAATCAGAAATTTGTAGACCTTCCTGATGGAACTAGAGTAATGGGTATCTTTGAAAACGTAGATCCAGCAGGTTTCGGAACGAGAGAGCTACTTGTCATAACTACTAAATACTTATACAGTTATGATCCTGCGACAGAACTATTTGATCAAATTCCATTTACAAGTGCTGTTGCAATAGGGAATTTTAATATTACAAACAGGGATGAGTATGTATCTGGAACGACATATTTGACTAAAGCTGGAGCTAAGAGGTTTGTATTTACTGGAAAGGGAATGAGCGATGTTTATTTCTATGATGGAGTAGGTGTTAAACGTTTTACAAATGCTGTGGATAACCCAGATTATGCAGCCCCTCCAGAAGGTGCATTAACAAAAGCTACAAAAGTCCATTGGTTTGGAGAAAGGCTTAATTTATTTACACCAGTGATAGCAGGAGTTCCTTATCAACAAGGAGTTCTGTATTCAGGTATAAGAGATAGTTCAGGCAATGGAGATAAGTTTAATGTAGCAGGGTCGGGGATTCTATCTGCTGATACATATGAACTAATGAAAGGAACTATAATTCTAGGTGAC